GCCCGGGCGACGATGTCTTGCTCGAGCTGCTGGATGAACCTCGCCTTCGCGAGATAGTCCAGCAGCACGTCGAAGTCGTCGATCGTTTCGGGGTCAAAGTGCTCTAAAAGAGGCGGGGGGACATAGCGGTATATCTCGAGAAGGGCGCTTTCCGTCACGCTCTCCCTTATCCCCGCGACCTTCTCTTTTAGAGCTTCTTCAAATTTACGTCGTTGCCGAGGCCCATCAGCTCGCCGAGCTTGTTCCCGATCGTGATGGAAATGCCGGGGTATTCCTCCATATCGGCGATGAGCCGCTCCCGGTCTTCGTCGACGACCGAGTCCAGAATGAAGGCTTTGCTCGCCTTGGAGATGCCGACCTTCGACATGGTCTTGACGAAGCGGTCGTAGACGGGAACGGGGGGCCGCTTGAAGCGGTAGTTGAGCTCCTGATCGTTCTCGTCGTCGACGGGGACGGAGATACCGACCTCGTAGACCTTGCCGTATTTCTGCTTCATGGCCTCGGTGGTGTCCAGGCCGGGGGCTCCGTTCTTCTTCTGATCTTCCATGTGTTAATACCTCCGTTTTTCTCGATTATCTTGAGAAGGCGTGGGCCCGTTAAACGGGCTCGACGCCGTCCTCCACAATGCCGCCGACGATCATGAGGTCGATGTCGACGGAGAGGGTCTTGTCGCCCTGGGCCGCTTTGTGACTGCGTTTGACGAACACGACCCTCTTGAGCTCGTCGATGCGCGTCCGGCCTCCGGGGTTGGCGTAGGAGACGACCACGGAGGGGAGCTCCACGCCGAAGAAGGGCTTTCCCGTGGCCTTGCAGTAGTCCAGGACGTCGTCATAGTCGTCCCGGAGCATGGACATCTTGCCGGACGCCTTATAGTTGCCCTTGCCGTAGCCCCGGGGGCGGTTGCCTCTGCCGTAGGACTCCTCCATCTCCTGTTCGTCGTCGTAGCTGATCTCCTGGACGACGAGGTTCAGGCCGGGGATTTTGACGTCGACGTCGCCCCATCCGTAGTTGATACCGTTGACTTTGATGCTCATAGGGTTCTATCCTCCTTCCGTTAGGCGCTGGGCCGACGCCGGGCGAGGTTGATGTAGACCTCGCGGATGTAGCCCCGGGACAGGTAGCGGATTTTCGTCCGCATAGTCTCGTCCTCGATGAAGGTCTCCTCGTGCCCGTCCATGAGGATGATCTCGGCGGCGCTGATCTCCTTCGCGTCGATCATACGCTGCAACGGCTCAAAGAGGAACTTGCACCGAGTTTCAAGCTCGCCCTGGATGTCCTCGAGGTCGATGTCGTCGTTCATGAGGTCGAGGCCCTTCTTCCGGGTCTCCCGGATGATCTTGTTCAGAACGCGGACGTCCTCGGCGTAGCGGTAGTCGCTGCCGTCCGGGGAGAGCATCTTCGTGTGATAGACGAAGTAGTCGTCCTTCCCGTCGTACTCCCGGAAGGTGAGGAAGCCCGCGAGGTCGAGGAGCTCGATGATGTCGTTGTCCAGTTCCACGGGGAGCGTCTGTTCGAGCTTCGTCTTGCGGATGCCGAAGCCCGCCTCCTCCCGGGTCTTGCCGATGGAGGTCTGGACGCTGGACTTCGCATAGAAGCCGGAGACGAGGCCCGCGAGGTTGACGATCTTCGTCGACCCGTCCAGCTTGACGAGACGGCCCCAGGCGGTGACGACCTGGATGTTGTAGTTCCTCACCTTCTTCGCCTTCGCCTCCATCTCGAGGGCCCAGTCGGTGAGGTCGCCCTCCTCGGTGCCCCCGCCCAGGACGGGGCCAGCTCCGCCGCCCTCGCTGGGCGTGGGGAACGCGGCCTCCATGACGAAGAACATCGGCTTATGGAAGACCTTGAAAAGCTGCTCTTGCGCCTCGCCGACCGCCTGCCAGAGGGCGAGATCGCTCTCGCCGACAATGTGAACGAACTCATATTCCTCGGCGAAGTTCTGGAGCTTCGTGATCGCGTTGAGGACGTCCCCGTTCGTCATGGTCGGGGCGGTGGTGTTGAAGGTGTAGGTGTCGTTCACGAGGAACGAGCTCGGCTTCTGATCTTCGTCCGCCGCCTCGGCGAACGTGAGCTTGAGTCCAGTCCCTGCGATCTCATACTCGCCCGTCACGGGGACGGTGATCTCATCGGTGAAGTTGCTCCCGCCGTCGATGGAGACGGCGAAGGCGGCGGAGTTCAGTCCGCCCTGGGCGGTGATCTTCACCACGACGGAGAAGGCGTTCGTCGGGGAGCCGTCGACCGTCATCGTGCCGCCGCCGTCGCCTGTCCGCGTGACCTCGCCCAGCTCGCCCGCCGTGGTAGCGGAGACGGGGAGGCAGTAGATGCGGTTCGCGCCGAACTGGACGGAGTCCATGACGGCGTCGGCCAGGGGGGACAGGCCGAGGCGGCTCTTGATCTGCGCGGCGTCCATGGCCCCCGTCACGGCGATGGGGGTGTCGGAGACCACGGGGGAGACGCCGATCTTGAGATGCCGCCCGTCGCCCGTAGCGGTGGCGAAGCCGAGGTTCTTGTCTTTGACTTCGTGCTTGACGTCTCGGAGCATTACTTCCTCGCCTCCTTCTTAATGGCCCCGCCCATGGGGGCCGAGGTGAACTTCTTGACCGCCCCGAGGAACTCAGCCTCGGTGACGGACTTCCCGGGCTTCCAGCCCTGCGCGGCGCATACGCCCGCAAAGACGGCCCGGGAGATGTTGTGTTTCATACGAAGCCGACCGACCTCGGTAAATTCCTCCGGGGTTCTGGGCCGCTGCTCCGCCGTTGCCGGGCTCTCGGGCCCGGTCGGTTTCCTGTTAGCCATTGATAGGCTCCTCCTCTCCGTTGTTTTTCTGAACTGTTGTGATCTCGATGTTGGTGAGCGGGCCGAAGCCGGTGTCCCTGTAGAGACCGCCGCTGAATGTGATCATAACCCTGACGGCGACCCTGGCCTTGAGGATGGAGTCCTCCTCGTCTGCCCATTCCGCGTCCTCGGCCTCAATCGGGACAAAGTTGCCATTGACCCATATGCCCCGGTCGAGGCTTTCGAGGAACTTTTCAAACAGGGCCTCCACGGTGTCGTCGGAGTAGTCCCCAATTATCACGGCAAACGTGAGATCCCGGTCGAAGACCTTCCGCCTTTTTTTCTGCGCTCCCTGTTGGTCTCTATAAATTTTTTTGGAGCCGTTTCGGGCGATGGCCTCTTTGTCGAATATGACCGCGCTGACATGGCTCTCCTGACTTTTCTCCAGGCGCTTCATTGCCGTGTAGGGCTTGGATTTGACCCCCGCCTCCTTGAGCTTCGCAAGCAGATATGCCTTGCTTTCTGCATAGAGTGACATTTATCCACCCTCCCCGATGAACTCCTCGACGGTGGCCTTGATCTCCTGCATATCCCCCTCCGAGAGGCCCAGGAAGGGACGGGCGGGGATTTTGACCTTGACTTGCTTCTTCGTGACCCATTGACCGCCCACCTGGAAGCGGAGCCCCTTCCGCGTCTTCGCCCGGATAGTCCGCCCAGGCTCGCCGAATTGGTGCGTCGCTGCGTGTTTGGTGTTGGTGCCGACCACGAAGCCCTTCTCGTCCGAGTAGGACTTGATGGAGTTTCGGAGCTGCGCGGTGTCGATGAGGGTCTTCCCGCCCACGGTTGCGGCCCGGATGGAGGTCTTCCACCTCTTGCCGTCTGGGCCCTTACTTTGCCGGAACCGCTCAAGCGTAGACTCTCGGGCGGTCTCGGCGAGGGCTGCGTTGAGGTTCTTCTTGTCGAGCTCCGAGTAGGCCCTCATTCTGCGAAGCAGCGCGGAGACGTCGCCGTCGAGCCGTATGCTTGTTCCTGCCATGGGACTACATTCCCTTCATGCTGCCCCGGCTGAAAAGCCGGGGGTTCGACTTTGCCGCGAAGCCTGTCGCGGCGGCGGAGGCCGGGTCGTCGCCATCCTCCCCGGTGCCGATGTTGACCTTCCCCTCGGCGACGAGGGTGAGGAACTTGATCGCCGCGTTGTAGCGGTTGAGGTAGTTCTTCTCGGCCTCACCCTCGTCAATCCCGATGCGGGAATAGAGGTTGTAGATCGCGATGTCCTTCGAGAACTTGTTCAACACTCTCGGAACCGGGTCGAAGGGGACTTTGTAGCGTTTGGCGAGGTAGCCGTCGAT